CGACGCGATCCGAGCCGCCGTGTCGAACGGCTCCGCGCGAACCGTCTCGCGCAGGTAGCCGAGCAGCTTCGCCTTCGCGTCCGGCTCGCCCGCGGCGTCCGTGCGATCCCACACCACGTCGTTCGGGAAGATCAGCCGCGCGCCCCACGCCGCCGTGACGGCGGGCAGGTCGTGCTTGTGACCGAACATCAGACCGTTGATCGCGCTCACCGCGATCACCCCTTTCCGCGGGCCGCGCCCGCCTTCGTTGCCTTCTGGAGCGAGTTCAGCAGCACCAGCCCGTAGAACGTGCCGGTGTCGGCGTCCTCGACGAAGCAGTGACCCATCGTGCCGTTGCGCGGGCAGCCGTGCGGCTGCACCTTGCGCACCAGCGTGCCCGGCGTCGGCTGATTCGCGCGCCGGTCCCAGCGATCCGCGCCGACCGGCTGGAACTCGAACACCTGCGTCCCCTTCTTCATGCCGTCCCCCACTCTCCATTGCGGAAGCACGAGGCGCGGTAGGCCACCTCGCCGACTTCCTCGCAGAACACGTCGCGCTGCTCGCCCTTGACCCAGACCTTCGCGCCGCGCTTGAAGACACGACGGACCACGTACGTGTCGTTGCCGTCCAGATCGACCGTGACGCTGTAGCCGTTGCTGACCGGCAGCGTGATGCCCGTCTCGCGGACGCCCACCCGGCCGCCGCTGATCGACAGCACGTTCATGCGGCCGATCTGCTCGACTAGCTCGCGCGCGTTGCACTGGCAGAAGTTGTCGGTCATCAGGCACCCCCCGTCGTGTCGAACTCGTCGCGGCTGAACCACTCGCGGACGTGGCCGTTGCGGACGGTGCCGCCGTGGACCGGGCGCCCGGTGGGCTGGTAGTCGATCAGGTAGATCAGGCCGAACGGGCGCGTCTCGTCGATCCTGACGATCACGCCGAGCGTGGGGACGTCGCGCATGGTCACGCGGTCACCGGCGGTGTATCCCTGCATCTCCGAACCTGCCTTTCCGCGGGGCTTCTCCCCGCACCCGAATAGTAGCACACTCTGTGTGTATTGCGCCGGTTCAGCGCGCCCACGTGCGGTGCTTGTCCATGAACGCGGGCCAGCGGCCCTCCCACTCCGCGTGCAGCTTCGACCCCTTCGGCAGCGGCGTCAGATTGACGGCCGCGATCCGCACCTCCTCCGGCTCGAACTGGCGCCGCTCGCCCTCGTCGAACCGCACGCGGTAGCCGTTGTGCGGCGAGATGTAGCGGACGATGGTCGCCTCGCGGCCGCCCTCGTGCAGCACCCGCTGGCCGGGCTTCAGCAGCAGTGTCTTCCGCGCCATCAGGCACCTCCAAGGTCGATGTTCTCCGGCACGAGCACGCGCCGGGCCACGCAGTCGTTGAGCACGATGTCGTCCAGCAGCGCGCCCCAGCCGCACTCGTAGTGCCACACCTTCGCGCGCTTCGTGCGCGGCACGTAGGTGCCGTAGGGCTTGACCTTGCCGTCGTCCTCGATGCCCTGGTGGCAGTAGCAGCAGGTCGGCGTACCGACCTCGCGCGTGAAGCGCGCCAGGCCCTCGTTCGTGAGGATGAAGCTGATCGAGTTGCGGCGCCGCTTCGTGGCCGCGGGCAGGTCAGTCAGGTCCTCGACCCGCCAGTACCCCCACGGATTGCCAGCCGTGCGCGGCGCGAACACCGTCGTTGCTCCGGTCATGTCGCTCCCCTTTCCGCGGGGCACTCCCCGCACCTGAAGAATAGCACACGCCGTGTGTATCGGCGCCGCTACTCTCCCGGCGGCGCCGACGGCTCGTCGAACTCGTCATCCCCGATGTCGTTGATCCGCCGCATCAGGTCAGACGGCCCCCGCAACGCCTCGTCCGGCGTCTGCAACATCGTCGCCAGGTCGTTCGCGTACGTCGTCGCCGTGCCCGTCAGGAACGGCCGGTCGAGGTCCTCGGCGGGGTCGCCCACGATCTGATCACGCACCTCCAGGATGCGCTCCACGTCGCCGTCCATCACCGCCGCGTCGAGCAGCGCCATGTACGCCCTGTCTCGCTCGCTCATTCCGTCTCCAGCATCGCCATCACGATCAGCGCCAGCTTCCGCGCCACCGTCTCGGCGTCCGTGCCGACCAGCGGCCGAAGCTCTCGCTCGAACCGACGCAGCATCTCACGTCTCGTGTCGTCGTCGAGCGACCCGTTCGCGCCGCGCATCTCGACCACCACGTGGTGATGATGCTCGTGCCGCTGCACCGGCACTAGCGGCGGCGGCGTGAGCGGCACCAGCGCCGGGGCGCTCGTCGTCTCATCCAGCATCCGGCACCTGGAGCGGCGGCGGCCCCTCACGCGGCCCGTAGATCGCGTCCAGGCCCTCATCCTGAAGCCGCTTCAGCAGCGCCGAGTCCTCCGGCGTCAGCCACGCCATCCACCCCGCCACGCCCGCCGGATCATCGGGCAGCACCGGCTCGTCCTCATCCTCGTGCCGTGCAAGCACCTGCTCGCGCACGCGCTCGCGGGCGGAGTCGAACACCGCCTGCTGCTGCGCTAGCTCGCGCTCGGATGGGAAGTCACGGGACATCTGACGCAGTGTATCGCACTTTGTGTGTATTCACTCGTTCTGCGACGCCAGGGCCGAGCCGTTGTACCGCCACACATCCGCGTTCCAGCCGGTCGGCGTCAGGACCCGCTCCTCGCCGATGCCCCAGGTCGCCGGAACATCCGTCGCGACCACCTCGCCGACGACAGCACTGCCTCGGTTCTCCACGATCCGCACGAAGTAGTTCGTCGCCGTGCTCGGGTCGCGACGACTGATCACGTCACCCGGCTGCAAGTCCCGGAACGCAGGCTTCTCCTGCTCCGGCCAGTCCGGAATCACGCCGACCCGCTGCACCGCACCCACGCCAGCAGGCGCCTCGGGCGCGGACGGCACGAGCGGCGCCGACGGCGGCTCGTCCGACTCGGCGTTCCCGTGGTACGTCCACCAGTTCAGGCCCCAGATGCCCGAGTTGATCGAGCGTACGTCGCCAATCTGCCGGTGATCCACGTTCGACGCGATCACCTCCGTCCGCGTGCGACCCGTCGCGTTGGCTTCCGTCACCCGCATCCAGTACGTCTCGCCGTCCTCCGACCGGCGGATCACGTCACCGACCCGCAACGCCGAGTACGCAGGCTTCTCCCGCACCGGCCAGGACGGAAGCACACCGAACGCCTGCGGCGTCCCGAGCGGCCCCGATGCCTCGACCGTCGGCGCCTCGGCCGACCCGGCCGGTGCGTCCGCCGCGTGCAGTTGTCCGATCTGCGCCGCGCGGTCCCACTCGTCGTAGCTCCACGGCTCGTCGCCGCCCCACTGGCGCGTCTCAGCGTTCCACCGCTTCAGGTGCAGCATCCGCTCCCCGAACCGGCCCGCCACCTGGAACGTCCGATCCGGATGGCCGTACGGGTCCTCCATCCGCACCAGGAACCCCGTCGTCACGTTCGCGGCCGACGGCACCCAGCCCGGCGCGGTTCCGGGAGCGGCTGGCGCGTCGGCCGCGACGTGCCCGTGGAACTGCCACGCATCGCCCATGCCTCCCCAGCCGAGCGGACCGACCGTCCGCTGCTCGCCCACCGGGAACGTGTTGACCACGTTCGACGCGACGATGGTGCCGCGCACCTGCCCGCGCCCGTCGATGTCCGTGATCTTCACGAAGTGCTTCTCCTGACCGTCCGTCCGGCTGATCACGTCGCCCACCTGTAGATCGTCGAAGGCGGGCTTCGGCAACACCGGCCACTCCGGGATCACGCCCTGCTGCTGCATCGCGCCCAACGTCGGATCGGCCTCCGGCGGCCGCGCGCGAATCCGGCGCTGGCCGACCAACTGCTGCCACTCGTCTTCGTACATCAGGAACCCCGACCCCCACCGCATGTTGTCGCCCGGAGCGTTCGCGTCGAACTGCTTCTGCTCGACCGTGATCGACCGGCCCGACGACGGCCCAGCCGGATGCGTGGCCGTCACCCGGCCCGTCCACGCCACGTCGCCGTCCGGCGTCGTCATCGTGAACTGGAACCCCGGCGTGATGTTCTCCATCGACAGCGGCCCCGACGGTGGCGGCTCCGGTGCAGGCGGCGGCTCGGGCGGCGCCGCGGGGCCGTGGTACGTCCACTGATCAAAGGAATAGTGGGTCGCCAGCAACTCACGCGACTGGCCGACCGGCCGTCCCCGCATATTCGACGCGACCACCGTCCCGTGCACGACCCCGCTCTCCGTACGGTCGATCTTCAGGTAGTAGGCGGCGCCGCCGCTGCGGTCGCCGAACCGGAGCACGTCGCCCGGCTGGATGTCCGTGAAGGCGGCCTTCGGCAGCACCGGCCAATCCGGCATCACGCCATCCGGCTGCACGGCGCCCACCCCGTCCACCGGCACCGGCGCAGGCGGCGGCTCCGGCGGCTCGGGCGGCGGCGGCGGCTCCGCTCGCGGCGAGCGCGGCGGACGATCCGGCCGCGGCACGTAGTTCGGATGGCCCGGCAGGAACTTCACGCCCGACCACGACTGACCCACCAGCACCTTCTGGCCCAGGTTGAAGTTCGGCCGCTCCGTTCCCGCCGGGCGCCCGTCCGCGTGCGCCAACTGCTCGATCACCGCGATGTCGCCCGAGTCGATCCGCTCCAACAGGTGCGTCTTCTCGTCCGCCGTAATCCGGCTCGACCGCGCCGCGGAGTTCACCAGGTCGCGCATCACGCCCTTCTGATTGCTCTGCACCTGGAAGCCCATCGTCGCCCACGTGTACGCGCCGTTCTTCAACGTCGCGCTCACCGTGATGTGCGTCAGCCCGCCGTCCACGTACGCCTTCTCCGTCTTCCGGATGAACCCACCCGCGAAGCCCGTCCCCTGGTGCGCATCCTGAATCTGGAGGTAGGAGTGATGCACCTTGTTCGCGTCCGGATAGATCGCCCGCTTGAACTCGCCCACCCGGCTGCCACCCGCGTCGATCACCGACCCGCCGACCGCCATGTGATCGCCCCGCACCGTCGTGCTCGTCACCATCGCCCGCAGGTTCGAGCGGCCGAACACGCCCGAGAACGACGCCCGAAGCCACGCATCCGACTTCACGTCGTACGTCGGCGGCTCGACCCACGGCGGCAGCACCACGCCGTTCTGCGCGAGCGAGTCAACCGCCCATTCGTACAGCATCGGATGATCGGTCTGGAGCGTCCGCGCGGCCGCCTCGTTCGTGTAGACCGCCTCGATGGCCGCCGCCAGGAACGCCCGCGGCTTCTCGCCCGTCAGGATGCCCCGCTCGTCATCCGCCTGCCGCACCAGCGCCGCGGCCGCGCCCTCCGCCATCTGTGCTGCGAACGACGTGCCGATCTTCTCCCCGAGCCGCCGCGTCTCCGCGGCGTCGGCCCAGTCCACCCGGCCCAACTCGCCCATCGCCTTCGACAGGCCAACCACCGGCTCGACCCGCGTCAGCGGCTCCGGCTTCCACCGCGTCACCGCCGACGGCTCGACAAGCACCTCGGCGTTCGATGCCATGTCGCGCACCAGCACCGTCGGCTGCGGAGCGTTCTCGGCCATGCCGATGATCCACCCCTCGCCCGATGTCGTGGTGCGCAGGCCCGCGACGGTGCCGCGCTCGTAGCGCACCGGGTCGCCCGCCTTCAGCCCATTCGGCAGCGTCGTCACGCGCAGGTGCCGCGGGTCATACGCGGTGTCGTCGCCGACCAGCTTGATCACCGGGAACGCGCCGCGCCAGTCCACCGACTCGACGATCCCGTCGTGCGAGTCCTCGCCACTCGTCGTCACGATGTCGCCCGCCGTGACGATGTGCCCGGACGCGATCCGGCTCGCAACACGCAGCGTGGCCGGATCGAGCATGTGGTGCTCCGCGCCCTGCCGCAGCTTCACCAGCCCGCCGTCCGGCTCCTCGGCGACCTCCATGAGCGCCTGCGTGCGCAGGTCATCGCGCGACAGCCTCGGGTTCCGCTCGTCGCCGTACGCCAGCACCATCCCGCCGCCGCCCGGCCGAATCCAGCCACCCGGAATCTCGTTCGGGTCAAGCGGCGGCTGCGGCTCTGGCCGATCCGGCTGTGCGTGCCCGGGCGCCAGCATCAGGAACTCCGGCCACCGCACAACCTCCGTGCCCGACGGCGACCCGTCCGCGCCCAGGATCACCGCTCGAATCCGCCCGTCCGGCCGAATGCCGAGCACCTTCATCGGCGACCGCGTGCCCGGCGCCTCGCCCGGCTGCGGACGGGCGCCGATGGCCCTCGTGCTGCGCACGATGCTGCCGACGTACGCCTCCTCGCCATCCGACAGCGTGGCGATGTTGCCGACCGTCGGCACCCACTCGGACAGGTCGCTCGGCCGCCACGGATGCCCCGTGTGGTCGATCACCGCCCACTCGCCCGCCGTCGCCGTCGGCGCGAACCCCGCCACCACGACCGGCGCCCCCGAAGGCGTCACGTACCGGCGGCCCGCCATCACCTCGACATCGCCCGCGCCGCTCAGGCTCCGCGGCCGGAACGCCAGCGACTCCGCCGCCACCAGCCGCGGCGTCGGCGCGACCGGCACCCCCGCGTCGCCCGCGCCCACCCGAAGCTCGCGATGCGTCGGCTCGCCGCGCGTCCCCTCGCCGGTCTGCGTCAGGATCGTGATGCCATCGCCCGCCGCGGTGTCCCAGACGATCCCCTCCACGTCTCCCACCCGGACGCGCTCGCCCGCCTTCCACTCGCGGCCGCGCCACAACACCGACCCACCCTTCGCGGTCAGCGGCGGCAGCGCCCGCTCCGGCGTCACGCCGCGCACGTACTCGCCCGGGATCGCGATGCCCAGCGTGCCGTACGTGTCGCGCTCGACCGTGCCCAGCTTCACCTCGCCGTTGTGGAGCACCGCCACCTGCGTGCCCTCCACCGGCCGGATCGCCTCGTGCTGCACGATCCCGAACTCGGAGTCTGGCGCCAGCCCATCGAACGACCCGTCGTCCAGCCATTGGATCGTGTAGCCCGCCCGGTTGCGGCCCGCCGAGTCCTGCCGGTACGTCGCCGTGATCCGGCCCAGCCGGTCGCCCACCGTGACCACCGAACCGATCCGCAACTGATCGCGGCTGCGGTACGGATCGGCGCCCTCCGGGAACCGCTCCGGCGCCAGCCCAGCACCGATGGGCACCAGTTCCGTCGCCTTGTAGAGCCGCTGCGTGCCGTCCGGCGACTCGCCGTACCACTCCACCGACTGACCGACCCCGGACGTGCCGATCAGCCGCACCACGTTGCCCGCCCGGTCGGTCACGACCTGACCCTGCTCCAGCGGCGTCGGGTGCGGATCGAGCTTCAGCACCGCCTGGAAGTTCGGCGGCGTCCGGTTCCCGTCGCTCGCGGAGCCGTACAGCCGCGTCGAGGACTCGCGGCCGCTCGGGATCGTCCCGCCGTTGGCGTCCCGCATCAGTTGGTTCAGCCGCTCCAGCCGCGACTCGCCCGGGTAGCCGTAGCGGAGCCGCATCAGCAACGCCTGCCGCTCGCCCTGCGGCACCTTCGCGTCGTCCATGATCGTCCGCATCCCCTGCCGGAACCCGCGGTACGACCCCAGCACGCGCTCGTTCGACGGGTTCTCCTGCGCCCACTCCAGCACATCGTGGTAGCCGTGCTCGCCGAGCCAGTCGCGCGCCGTGACGTGCGCCAGTTCCTCGACGACGGCTTCCTCCAGGCCGACCCCGCCGTACGTGTTGATCGGGTCGCGGTCCTGGTTCACCGAGTGCAGCAACTCGTGCGCCATCACCTTGTAGGAGGCGTACAGATCGGCCTTCTCTTGGTTCGACAGGTGCTCGTTGTTGTTGCGCCGCTCGATGCCGCGCTGAAGCGCCGGAAGCACCGCCGAGCCGAGCCGGATGTAGCCCCGCAACTGGTGCAGCCCCGAGAACCCCTCGTAACCGGTGCCGCGCCGAGTGCCGGTCGAGAAGATCACCTCGCTGATTTCCGACTGCCTGCCCTCCGGCACGCCGTTCGCGCGCGACAACTCCAGCGCCAGCGCCGTCAGGTCACCCGCGTACTCCGCCTGATTCTGCGGCACCCGCCCACGCACCCGCTCGCGCCGCAGCGCCACCGACCCGCCCGGCAGCTTGAACGCGCGCGACTCGACCAGCATGTACCGCGGCCCGAGCGGCGTCGGCCGCTTCGCGAAGTCCACGATGATCGACGCGCCCGTCTCCGCCGACTTGTAGGTACGCGACAGCACCTCGTCGCCTTCCGGCGTCGTCCGGCGCCGCGCGTTCCGGGTCGTCGGCTTCATCCGCAGACCCTTCAGCACCGCCTCGACCTCAGTGCTCGTGGCCTCCATCATCGTCGCCGTCCGGCCCCGGCCGATCTTCAGCGGGTTGCGCTTCGCGTCCGTCGCCGCCGTCAGCGCCTCGCGGATCGCCTCCACCCGCTGATCGGTCGCGTTGTTCCACGCCTCCGCCTCCGCGATCCGCACCCGCTCCTGCGCGTCGGCGGCCTCGGCGTCGGTCAGGATGTCGTGCGGCCCGGCGCCCGGGATGCCGACCTCGACCACCTTGTCATTCATCGGCCCGTCCCGGCCGACCCGGAACCGCATCGGCGTGCCCAGCCCCGACTTCGGCCACACCGTGAAGATCGGCGCGTCCTTCGCGTGCTCCACCTCGCCCACGATGTCCGCCGCCTGCCGCGCCGTGTCGAACGGCGTGCCGACCGGGATCGCGTCACGCCACCGGCCCGCGCCCGCGAGCGCGCGGATCGCCTCGACCCGGCGCGTGTTCGTCATCACTTCCAACAACTGCCACTTGTGGGACCGCTGCACGTGATCGACGCCCGCGTACACCAGCGAGTAGCGGCCGTCCGGCGAGAAGTACGGCGCGTAGCCGTAGCTGCCCGGCTTCACCCACCCGCGCGCGGTCAAGTAGTTCTTCGCCGCCTGCGCATCGAAGACGCTCAGGTCGGCCTGCAACCGCTGAAGCGTCCGCGGCCCCGCCGTCGCGTCCGCCGCCGGGATGAACGACGTGCGGACGTTGACCACGCCCCAGTCCTGCCTCTGCCCTTCGTACGGCGGCGTCTCGCCCGGCAGCAGGTCGCGGTAGCGGCGGTCGAACGTCACCTGCATCCGGCCCTCCGGCCGGGTCAGAATCCAGCCCTCGCGAGAGCTTTCCTCCGCGAACCCGTTCTCCCGCAGCAGCGCCGTCAGCGGCCGCAGCAGCCCGCCATCGTGCTCGCGAAGCTGCGTGAACAGCGCCTCCGGCGCGAGCTTCTGATCCGGCGGCGGAATCCGGTTGTCGTTCCCGTCCTCGGCGTCCATCCACGTCTCGAACTCGGGCGGCAACGGCAACTCCAGCCGCCGCGCGATGTCGCCCACCGTCCGCGACCAGTGCGGCGACCGCTGCACCGCCGAGTTCCAGTCGCCCATGATCGCCGCGTAGCCCTCGGCAATCGCCTGCTGCGGGACGCCGTGGCTGTGATCGCCGTACCGGAAGGCGTCCGACGCCAGCACCCGGAACTCCGGATCAAGCGGCCCCGTCGTGCGGCTCAACCGGTTCGCCATCGCGATGTTCGCCAGTTCGGCCAGCGAGTTCTCGCGGCCAGGCCGCCAGCCCGACCAGTCCGGCACCGTGATGCTCGAATCGCCACGCGCGATCCGCTCGAACGACTCATACGACGTGGCGTAGATCGACACCGCATCCCACGCTTTCGGCTGCCACGGATCGACCATCGCGATCTGCGACACCGCCACCGTCCGCCAGCCCGAGTGCTCCGGCAGCGTGTGGTCGTTCTCGGCCACGAACACCCGCACCATCCCGTCCCGCGGCACCTCACTCACCTGTGCACCGTGAAGCTGGCCGTTCGCCTCGCGCACGACCACCGACTGGCCTGGCCGGATGTCCTGCACGGGAGCGTCCGTCACCGGCGGCGGAGTCGGAGTCGGCGGCGGAGTCGGCCCAGCCCGGGGCGACGCGGGCGGCGGAGTCGTGCGCGTGCTCGCGCGCCGCTGCCGCAGGTCCGGATGCGTACGCCGCCACCGCGGCGCCGACGCCACCTGCGCTTCGCCCCACGAACCGTCCGGCTGCCGCTCCGCTCGCAACACGCGCGTCGTCCCGGCCGGACTCGTGAACAGCACCAGCCCATCCTCCGACTCGCGCGAGAAGTCCTCGTCCAGCGGAATGAAGTTGCGGCGCCCCTGGATGAACACCGACCGGCCCAACCGGCCACGGAACATCTGCGCGAACTCGCGCTCCTGGTCGTACGTCAGGTTCGGCGGCGCGTCCCGGTAATCGAACTCGATCCGCTCCACCGGCCGCGCGCTGTCCGGCGACATTGACACGGCCTCGTCGCCGCCGTTCACGATCACGCCGTCGTAGCCGTCGGCCAGCACCCGATCCGCGATCATCGCGTCCCGCTCGGGACTGATCGGCGACACACCCCGCGTGCGCAGGTCGGCGACCACCGGCTCCACGTACCGCTCCCGGAAGTGATCGTCGTCGCGGCCGGTCACGTGCAGCGGCTTCTCGATCCGCAGCGCCACCGGCACCGCATCGCCGAACTCAGGATTCGAGTGCGTCGCCGCCCACACCCCGCGGCCCCACGGCGACCGGCCCGCCATCACGTCGATCCCGTGCGACTCGATGGCGGCCCGCTCGTCCTGCCGCACGCTCAGGTGCATCACACCCCGCACCGCCGACGAACCGAGCCAATCCGGCACCCCGCTCTGCGGCAGCAGTTGCGAATCGCCCGTCGTCGCCAGCGGATTCGGCACCGCCGGGTACTGCACCGCGCCCAGGCCCGCCCCGCGCAGGTCAGCCGCCTCGTAGCCGACCGCCTGCATATACGCCGTCACCGGATCAGGCGTGTTCGCCGCATACACCGCCGCCTGGTACTTGTGCTCGTCGTCGCGGCCGGACGCCGGATCAGGCAGGTCAGCCGCCACGTCCCGCAGCGTCACGAGCCGCCCTTCCAGGTCGATCACCGAGTTCTGCCCGGCCGTCGCCGACGCCAGCGCGTTGAACGCGCCCAGCACCCGCGGCGCGTCCAGCGGGTCCGGCGTATACACGCTCGTCATCTGGCGCAGGTCGTCGTCGTTCAGCTTCCGGCCGGTGCCGACCTGCGTGAACGCCACCGGCGCGCCGACGCCGACACCCGGCGTCATCCCCTTGTTCGCGACCGACATCCGGCCAATCTCGCGCCGCAGGCCGGGACTCATCGGCACGCCGCCCTTCGCCGACCACAGCGCCATGTCCAGCGCCCGCTCCGGGTCGTCCTCGACCGCGCCCTCCCACTGATCGCCCAGCATCCGCGTCAGGAACGGCTCCACCGCACCGATGGCGTCCGCCCGCTCCGACGGCGTGAGCAGGTCGGCGCGGTACGTCGCCGCGTCCACCTCCAGCGCGTTCGGCAGGTCCTCGTCGTGGACGATGCTGACCTCGCCGAACGGCTTCCGCGTCTCGTCGAGCAGCGTCCGGTACGGCATCTGCGACCCGTCCGGCAGCGTCGCCATCTCGTCCTTGCCGACGTACAGCCGGTTGAACTCGCTCGTGCTGATCTTCAGGAACCCGTCCCGCGCCCGCTGCACCGCCGCGATCCGCGCCCGCAGCGTCTCCGAGGCGTTCGCACGGGCCTCCAGCAGCGCGTTGAGCCGCACTTCCTCGGATTCAAGCTCGCCCCTGTCCAAGTCCTGCCGTGCGCCCGTGCCGCGCCGCAGCAGCGCCCGGAGGTGCGCCAGCCGCTTGCCCGCATCCTCCGCCGACAGCCGCGCCATCTGGGGTGAGAGCATCAGCAGCAGCGCCTCGCGGCCAGCTTCCGCCTGTGACGCGAAGCCCGCGTCCTGCCACGTGCCCAGGTCGCCGGGCACCGGCGTCGGCAGGAACAGGTCAGGCCCGAGGCTGTGCGGCGTCACCTTGATCTGCCCGGCCCCCGGCTCGGCGCCCTTCGGGTCGCCCGCGCGCGTCGCGCCCGCCAGCCGCGCCTCGGTCATCCACACCGACCCGTAGTCGCCGCCGACCCGCACCGCCCGCACCGTGCCGTCCGCGTTCTCGTCGATGTCCTCGACGACGCCCTTCGTGCCCTCCCCGAAGTCCACCTCGTCGCCCACACCCAGCGTCTCGAACCCGCCCGTGCCCAACCACTGGAACGGCACCCGATGCACCGGCCCGCCCGGCTCGGCCGGGATCACCCGCTGCAAGTCCGACTCCGTGACGATCTGCCCCGTCTCCAGCACCCCGAACGGCACACCGCTGCGCTCGCCCGCATCGACCATCGGCACCGGCGTCCCGTCTCGCAACACGGCGATGGCGCCCAGCCCGGCCTGCTCGCCCTTCATCGTCCACGTCGCCGGACGAATCGGCGAATCCGGCGCCGCGCCGATCATCGGCACGTAGTCCGGCGCCACCTGCGTCGTGAAGAACGACGCCAACTCCACCGGCTCGCGCCCCGTCCGCTCGGACAGGAACGCCGCCCGCTCGTCCGGCGACATCTGCGTCTTCATGTGCCACAGCAGCGCCGGACGATCCGCCACCGGGATGCCCGCCTCGTTCAGCAGTTCGTCGAGCGCCGCGCGGTAGTGCTCGTAGTAGCCGACCGAAGCGTCGTGCCGCGGGTTGTTCGCCATCCACTGCGCCACGTCCGTCAGCCCGTGATCGTCCAGCAGTTGGTTCACGACCGAACCGGTCACCTCGTCCGTCAGCGCCTCCTCCAGCGCCGCGCCCGGCTTCCTGGTGTCCACGTAGTCGCGCCAGTTCGTCGGGTTCACGCCGTGCAGAAGCTCGTGCACGACCGTCCTGTAGGCCCGCGCGGTCGTCGCCGGGAACGGGTCAGCCTCGCCCTTGTCCGCGCGCGCCAGCGCGGCCTCGATGTCCGCCTGCACCCGCGGCGCCACCAGCACGTTGCCGTCCCATAGGTGCACGCCCGTGTGATCGTGGAGCGACTGATCGAAGCCCATCGTCCCGTACGCCCAGCGCGCGTCCGTGCGCGCGGCGATGCCACCCACCACCGCCACCGCGTCCTGAAGGAACTCGCCCCACGTCTTCGGCGCGTGCTCGACCCGGTGGAAGTCCTCCTCCTTCGGCACGAACGACCGCTCCACGAGCGCGTCCGTGACCAGGCCGTCCTTCGTCTCGACCGTCACCGTCGAGCCGTCCGTGTGCCGGTACGACGCCCACCCCTCGCCCGAGTCCGCGTGCACGAAGCCCGCGTCGCGCGCCACCGCATCGAGCACGTCCGCTGGCGTGCCCTTCAGCACCGCCTGCGGCGACCGGCCCGCGAGCACGTCGTGCACCAGTTGCGCGTCAGCGGAGAACTTCGGTGGCGTGCCGACCGTCAGCCGCCCCGTCTTCCGCCAGTCGAGCACGTCCGGATGCGCCTCCGGTGCGTCCGGCGTCGAGATGAGCTTCCCGTCCCGGTACACGTTCGTGCTGTCCGGCGGACTCGTGAACGTGTGCCCGTCGATCACCCGCTGGAAGTTCCGGTGCTCCGGGACCGACACCCGGCGGCCGCGCAGCCGCACCGTCCGATGACGGGGGGCACCGCGATCCTCTGGAACCAGGTCCCGTAGCACGCTCCCCGCTGCCCCCAAGCGACGTACTACGGCCCGGGTCGAAGGGATCGCGGCGCCACGGCGCGGACGGAACTGGCCGCCCTTCACCGTCCCCTTCGCGTAGCGTAGATCGTACGGGTGCGTGCGCGAGCGCGCCTCGACCAGCGCCAGGTACTCGTCCACCAGCGCCGGATCGACTTCCTCCAGTTGCCGCGCCTTCCGCGCAATCGCGTCCGCGCGTCGCATCGCGTCGGCCGGATCGGGCAGCGCGCCACGCCGCAGCAGCCCTCGCGCCTGCGCCTCCGCGATCCCCAGCAGCCGACACGGACACCCGGCGTGCAGCGGCGGATGGTACTTCCGCAGCACCGCCCACGGCCACGCCTTCCCGCTCATCGCGATGCAGTCCGGCGTGTGCTGCCGCACAGTGTTCGACAACTGCCAGTACGCGCCCTGCGGCGAGGATTCCTGGAGCCGCTTCATGTCCGCGAACCCCGCCAGCCGCCCCGACAACGCCTGCCGTCGCTGCTCGATGTAGCGCCGCTCGCGATCCACGATCTTCTGAATCGCCTGCCGCCGCTCGCCCGCTTCCTCGATCCGCAGCGCCTTCGGCAGGTCGCGCTTCACCCGGCGGCTCATCTTCCGCATGAACTCCGCCTGGTAGCCACGCTCCCGGTCCAGCACCTCGTCCACGTCGGTCGGCTCCAACTCCGGATGCTGGCCCATCGCAGCCGCCACGGCCTCCGCGTCCGTCGTCTTCACCGCCGACACCGCGAGCGACTGGAGCACCATCGAAGTCGCCGCCGCCACCGTGTCCGCGCCGCCCGCAGCCGCCTTCGCGCCGACCATCAGCGGCATCGCCGCGACACCCGACACACCCAGCGCCGCGAGCAGCCCCGACGCAGCCTGGCCCGCGCTCGCGCTCGGCGGCACCGGCTCCGTCGGCGGCGGATCGGCGTTCGTCTGCGGCTCCGTCGTCGTCGCCTCGGCAATCGTCCACGCCACGCCCCGCCGCGTCAGCGCATCCAGCAACTCGTCGCCCGGGTCAGTCGGAAAGTCCACCCCAGACACGTCGCTCCACGCCACACCACCGTGCACGTGCGCCTCGGCCACCGACTCCAGCCCCGCGAACGGCCCGAACAGGCCATCGTCGCCCGCGCTCGCAGGCGACGGATCGTTCACCGCCGACGGCTCCACCCCCGCCTCTTGCAACACGAACGTCGTCCGCTCGCGCACCGCCGACTTCAGCCGCACCCGAATCTCGCCATTCGGCGGCGCGTCCGGCCGCTCCATCACCCCGTAGTGCGGACACCGATCCGGCCGCGCCTCCGGGTCGATCCCGAACCACGCCTGCTCGATGTCTCGCAACACACCACCGACCACCTCGCGAGCCGACTGGAACCGGCCCTCCGCGAGCGCGAACGCGATGGCGCCCTCGTCCACGTGCAGCACCGGCACCGCGCCGCTCGACCGGCCGACCGACCGCTCCAGCCACTCGCGCACCGCCGCGTCGATCCGGCGCTCGCCGCGCTGCCGCGCGAACCCGTCCAGGCGCGGAGGCTCGGGCATCTCAGTCCTCGGTCACTAGCTCGACAGCCGCGATCCACGCATCGCGGAACGCCGGATCGGCCAGAAGCTCCGCCTCCAGCATCGACAGCGACGCCTGCTGCACCACGCGCTGCTCCGGCGGCGGCGTCTTCATCGGCGCGCCGTACGGGTTGTTCGCCTGATCCACGCCATCGCCGCCGGTCGGCGCGCCCTCGCCCTGACTGTTCTGCTGCTGCTGATCCGACGGCGGCTGCTCCGGCGGCGTGCCCTGCGCCGCGGCCTGCGCTGCCATCACCGCCGGGTCCTGGTAGCCGACCGGCAGGATGCGCTCCACCGCCTCCGCCGGGTCCTGCATCTCGAACGCCTCGCCGAGCGTGATCGTCAGCAGCGTCCGGCTCAACTCCAGGTTCGTGTTGTTCGGGTCGAACGTCCGCGCCGTGTTCGTCACCGCGCTCACCAGGTCAGCCATCATCCGCCGCAGCGCCGACGGCATCTTGAACTCGTAGCTCAGGTCGCGCTCCGTCTGCGTCTCGTCCTGATCGTCCGCCGCTTCCTGCGTCGCCGTCGTGGTCGTCGTGGTCGTCTCCGCCTCCGGCTCGATGGCCGCCAGCGCCGACCCCTCCGGCGTCGCGAACTTGTCCAGCCGCCCCACCTCGACAGCCCGCTCGATCACCCGGTCGATGAACGCCCGGTACAGGTTCTCGAACAACTCCTGCCGCGCCTCGACGTGCTTCAGCACCGGCAACTCCAGCGCCGTGTTGCCAGCCACCGTGCTCGCGCTCGCGTCGCCCAGGTAGTGCTGCGGCCAGCCGACCGCCGCCGACACCTGCGCCCGGATCATCTGCGTGTCCTGGATGGCGTTCGCCGACCCCGAATCGAGCTTGAACGGCGCCGAGTTCACCGCGTCGTTCTCCAGCAGGATCGAAGCGTTCGCCGGAGGAATCTTCGCCGCGCCCGTGTCCGGGATCGTCGCCGCGCCCAACTCCGACCGCCGCGAGATGGCCTGCGACGCCAGCTTCGACAACTGGCCCGGCGTCGCCTTCGCGGTCTGCTTCATGATGTACGCCGCCGCCGCCTTCGCCATGTCCACCCGCGCCGCGACGACCTCGTTGTAGCCCGACAGCCACCGGAGCGTCCGCTGCATCGTCGGCACGCCGAACGCCATCTCCGACATCCGGTTCTGCGCGACGTGGTAGATGCGGCCCTCCGCCAGCTTCTCTGCGGGCGGCGTCGGGAACGTGACGCCTTCCTCTCGCAACACGCGCGGGTTCAGCCAGTGCTCGTAGTAGACGACCTTCTGGCCCATCCGCAGGTTCGACTGCTGATCCCGCTCGTTCGTCAGACCGCCGCGGCCGCCGCTCGTGCCACCCGCCGTCTTCAGCATGTCGTTCTTGAAGTCCCACTCCGCGTCGGCCTTCTCGACCACGTAGTAGAGGATGCGCATGGGGTTGTCCTGATCGCGCACCACGTCCACCACGCGGTCGTGCGGCATCACGGACACCTTCACCTTGCCGTCGTCGCCGCCGTCGAAGATCGTCAGGAACAGGTTCGACTGAAGCGACAGGTCGGTGCCCAGCGCCATCTGCGCCGCGTACGTCGTGAGCGCCGCCTTGTTGTCCACGTCGTCCCACGCCTCGTCGATCACGACCTGCACCTCGGGATCGCGCGCACGCGGGCGAGGCACGCCGCGCGCGAACGTAAAGTCGTTCTGCAGGTCCACCGCAGCGCCCGCCATCGGGTCGGTCCGCCACACGTCCCGCGCCGCGTGCGCCCACTGCCGCCGCGTCGCGATGGGCGCATCCGGCTGCCCCGTCCGGGTCAGGTAGTCGAGCGCCGTGTACCCGATCATGTCCAGGTCGCGCCGCGTCGCGCGAAGCTCGGTGACGGTCGCCTCGTGCAGCGCCAGGTCGTCCGTCGTGACCACCGCGAACCCGGTCGCCTCCCGAAGCCGATCAAGCAAACCCATCGACGCCCTCCCGTGACCGCCGGACGAGCTTCATCTTACGGACGACGGACATATCGTGCTCCCCCGTGACCTCCGTCCGACAGTTCTCGACCACTGCGCGGGGACCGTCGATCAGAAGTATCTGGAACAGACGCCGACCGTCCGTCAGATAGTCACCGACCATCGGCTCGTATCGACGGAGCGTTCCCTGGTCCGCCATGCGAGCATCATAGGCCGCTACACGTCCACCAGTTCAGTACGCCGCGCCGCCCACACCCGCTCCTTCTCCGCTTGCCACGTCGGGCACGCGCAGTAGTCGCCCAGGCAGAACGCCATCAGCGACCGCGGACTCGTCGCCGCCATGATCGCCGACCGCTCCACCCGGCAGTGGCAGCCGGACCCCGCCACCGCCTCGGCAATCGGCTCACCGGCGGGACAGCCCACCACGGGATCGAACACCCGTGGCAGGCCCGCCGTGATCCTCACGCGCGTGTCCGCCATCCGGCGGATGCTACACCGCCGCCCGCCGGGCGCCCGCTATGGACGCCGCCTCTCCTGACCCGAGTACGGACGGGCGGCTCCCGGCGAGGCAGCGCCAGTCTACGTCAGCGCGAACTCGGGCGAACGGCCCCGCGACTCGCCCGTCCGAAGCACCTGCTCGCGCCGCTCCAGCACCCCGAGCGCGTGCGTCGCGCGCGACCGCGGCCCGCCGATCCGACGGCTAATCTCGGCCTTCGTCATCGGCCCCTCGGCGGTCAGCAGTTCCGCCACCTTGTCCGCGAAGTCCGGCTCGTCGCGCCGCTGGCCGACCGCCGGGTCGAGCGACTTCAGCGCCGTCTCGATCCGCCGCAGGTCGGCCTTCGCAGCGTCCAGCCGTTCCATCAGCGCACGCACCTCGTCGTGCTTCTCGTCGCGCGCAGCGACAAGTTCCGCGGTCGCTGTATCCATCCGCGATCCGGCCATGTTGAAGCTCCCTTGCACTCGGGGGTTCGTCGGCACGAACCCAGTACGTGAAGATTACCAGCCCGGTGTCGGTATGTGGCGGCCGCTAGCGCGACCCGGCGACCGCTTCCACGTCACCGTCAGCCATGAGCATCTGACGGTCGAGCGACCGGATCGTGCGCGAGCCGGTTCGCTTCTCGGCGCACTCCGGTCCCAGCCCGCGCTCGATGGACTCGATGTCGGTCAGTTGCGCGCCGCACCGGCCGCACCGCGCCGCTTCGACCGCCTCGACCGTGCCGTTGCTCGGCGTCGGCACCTCGCCCGTCCAGGCGTACTGGAGCGCCGCGTGCGCCGCGTACCGGATCAGCGGCCGATGCCCGCGCTCGTCCCGCCCCTCGAACGCCTGCCGCGAGAGCAGGTTCAGGTGCAGGCACGTGATCGGCTGCACGCCGTTCGCCCAGTCGGCCGACCCGTGCACGCTCACGCTCAGGTTCCGCGAACCATCCCGGCCATGCCACTGCCGGATGGCGAACGTCTCGTGGTAGCGGCGGCCTCCGTCAGCCTGCGCCACCGTCACGGTGACGAGGACGACGCCCTTCCGATTATCGGACTGGGCGAGTGCCGCCAGTTGCCGACCGACGCGAGTGTCGGTGTTGATCGGGAAGTCGTAGAACACGGCTACCTCTCATCGCTCGGCCAAGCGTAGCACACGTTGTGTGTCTCAGAGGGGTCAGCCGAAGGCGCCGAGGGGCATACGCACCCCTCGACGCCCGTGTGGCTCCACGCCTGCCTCCTGCCACGGAAGGCCGACAGCCCAGTGTAGACCGCCTACCCCCCAACGGTCCCGCCCGCGGACCATTCCCAGCGAGTCCAGGCCGCGAGTCCCTACTAGCCGTCGAACGGTACTACCGCTCGGCCACGTCTGCCGGATGCGGCATCTCGCGCTCTGCCACCCACACCACACGCCGCTTCGGTATCCGGTTCGCAACACGCACCTCCCGCAGCACCGGCCCCCACTGCGGCACCAGGTGCACGGCGTCCTTCGCGTCCAGCGACACCTCCCACAGGTCCCACCAGCCGTACGGCGAACCGAACGCCTGCGCCGACAGCCGCCACGCTCGCACCGGCGTCGGACCCAGGCAGATCATCTGCTCCCAGTCCGTCACCGCCATCACGCCGCCCGGCGCCGTCGGCCGCTTCCCGGGCACCAGCCCGAGCCGCGTGATCCCCGTCCGGCGCTCCCGCGGGGACCAGTGAAAGAGCACGTCGAGGATCACTCATCCGAGCTTATACGGCGGCCGCCCGGTCGCCTGTCAGCCGTCGCCATGCCGCCGCAATCCCGCCCGCCACGAACACCGCCCGCGCCTGCTCCTCCACCGTCAGATGCGGCAACAGGTCAATCGTCCGGCGGTCATACGACCGGTGATGCGTCACGCACAGCGGCACCACGTCCACCGGGTTCACCCACAGCGTCTCGTCGCCCAGCGTGCGCGGCCCGTCGTGCTCGCGGCCGATCAGGTGCGCAGCCTCCACCTTGCCCTTCCGCTTGCACGCCCGACACCGACCCTCCGCCTTGCACTTCGCCAGCGCGTCCGACCAGTCCCGCTCCACCCGCACCCGCTTCATCGCCGACCGCTTCAACGGCGTGTTGCGAGCGGGCGGCCCGGACCGCTTCACCGCCGCCGTCGGAAGTCAGCAGCGAACGGGCACTCGGCAAAGTGCGTCACGTACCGCAGCGCGTCCGGCGGTGCCGCCTCGCCCTTCTTCAGCACGTGCGCGAGCGGCGGCCGGGCGCCGACCCCGGGCAGGATGATCACGTTCCCGTCCGGCACCGGCTCCGGGTTCAGCGGCATCATCCGCGGCGGCGCGGCCTGCCACCCCGTCTCGGTCGCGTAGAACTTCACCGGCGCGCCGCACTTCGAGCACTGATTGACCGGCGCCATCACGCAGCCCGGCCGCGGCACACCCCAGCCCGCGGCTCCATCCGCACCCGGCGTCGGACGCCACCGCCCCTCTCAGCGCCCCCAGCACGACACGACACGACGCGATCCGCCGCCCGGTGGCGAATCCCTGTCTCCACCGGGCGGCGCTCACGCGCCCGCCTACGCGCGTGCGCGAGCCGTCGTAGCTCGGGCAGCAGTCGCTCGACCGCGCGCTTCACCGCCACGGCGATCTTGCGCACGGCATCGGCCAGCCGCTCCATCGCGCGCCGGAACCGCTCCATCATCTCGGTCAGGTCGTTGGACACGGCTGGCCTCCGCCGGGGCTACAGGACGGTCACCTCGAACTGGTTCAGACCACCGGGGCCGAACTGGCCCGGGCAGCCGACGCGATAGTAGTGCACCTTCGTCCGCTTCACCGTGTGCGCCTGACCGACCCGCCGGAACCGGTAGCGGATGCGGGCCACGTACACGCCCGACTGCTTCCCGCGCAGGTCAATCCGGACATGGAACTGCAACCGGCCGTTCCCCGTCCGGGAGCGCCGGTTCGCGGCAGTCCTGCCGTTGAACGTCGTCCGCACGCGGCTCACCCGAACGTTCTTCCGCACGACGATGTGCCACGACGCGACTCGATGCGAGACGCAGATGCCCGTCGCCGGAGTGCCACCGGGAGGACCGGCCGGGCCAGCAGGACCAGTCGGCCCAGGGGGGCCAACCGGGCCAGGGGGACCAGCCGGGCCAGGGGGACCAGCCGGGCCAGGGGGACCAGCCGGGCCAGCCACGCCGTTGCAGACAAAGAACGTCTGATCCGGAGTGGGCGGCGTTCCAGCCAGGAAAATCTTCACGCCGCCAGCCGGACAGTTCGCACCCGGCGGCTCGACCGTGATCACCGGCGTCTGCCCGGGAGGACCAGCCGGGCCAGGCTGCCCGTTCAGGCCGTTGCACACGAAGAACGTCTCATCGACCGGATCGTGCTTCTTGCGCATCGGGTCGGAGTCCAGCATCCCGTTGACCACGACCACCTTGATCCCGCCGTTCGGACAGTTCTTGCCCGGCGGCTCGACCACGATCACCACCCGGCTGCACAGGTCCGTCGGGTTGCCATGCGCACACGGCGACTGTGGCGGATTCCCCGGCACCGGGTTGGCGAGCGCCGCCGACGGCACCGCCAGCGCGAACATCGCCACCACGACCCCCAGGGCGAACCTCACGTATCCCTTCATTTACTACCTCCCTTACGCTGGAGGATAGGCGGCAGCGTCTTTCCGTAGGCTGGTCGCCAGGTCGCGCCCGTCATTCGTCAGCGTCGCCACGTACCGATACGTGTGGAAGCCGCCGCCTCGGGCAGCGAAATGGAACTCGTGACGGACGCGCTCGATCCGGCATAGGCCCAGCGCCTCCAGCCGCTCGAACGACTTCCACTCAGCCCGCCACGGCGTCCGCCCGTCCGGGTTGTCGAGCATCGCCAGCAGGTGCCGCCGCTGCGGCTTCGTCAGCTTCATGTCGCCCCACCAGCGCCGCGAGTCGCCCTCCACGAACGCCTCGTGACAGCCGATGTGCCCACGCTCGCGCGCGCACACGGCGCCTCGCCGGGACCGCGCGCCGCAGGTCACGACTTCCGCCTCCGCCGCCTGCGCGCCTGCACCATGTCCGACGCCAGCTTCAGGCGCGCGTGGTGCGGCTGCTCCATCAGCAGCCGCGTCGGGCCGATGCACTTCACGCCGCTCGCAACACCACACACCGGGCACGCCGCGCCCTTGACCGCGAACTCCGCCGTCTTCTCGTCCATCAGAACCGATTCCCAGGCACGAACGCCGCACCCGGCAGCAACTCCGACATCGGCCGAAGCGCAGCCTGCGGGACGAAGAACGCCGGTCGGCCCTTCCTCGCCGGATCACCCCACCACCGCGTCTGCTTGCCGTTGGCGCCGTGAATCCAGCCGACCATCGTCAGCGTCGGCGGGGTGCCCGTCACGAGCACGAACGTCCCGTCTTCCGGATCGCGGGCGGTGTCGTGCAGGATCAGCCGTCCGTTCGCGTAGGTCGTGCTCCGCACGTGGATGTTCGGGAACACGTCCGGCGCGCCGGTCACGCGCTCCAGCACCGCGTACCAGTGCCGCCCGAGCGTCCGCGAGACGACGTACTCCGCCGCGGCGCCCAGAGCGTGGTTCTCGGTCGGATCGCGCGGCGGCGCGCCGTACGGCTCAGGGCGGCCCTTCTCGACCGCCGCCTGCTGGCGCAGCACGCCGACGTACGCCACGTACCGCATCTCGATGCCGGACAGCCCGACCCGCATCAGTGCCGCCGCCGGTTCGACTCGACCGCCGTCGCCACCGCGTACACCGACTTCACGTCGTTCGGCCGCGACCGCGCAGGCACCAGCGCCGCCCGCCGCGCGTGCACCTTGTCCGCCCGCTTGTCCTCGCAGCCAATCGAGCAGTATTCGCCGACCCGCGCATGGCACGTCGGGCACGAGAACGACAGCGCGTCCGTGTACCGGGCGCGACTCATGCCGCCTCCGCCTGCCGCTCGGCCATCCGCGCCACCAGGCTCGCCATGATCGACTCGCCGCTCGCGCCGATGGTGCCCGAGTTCACCGCGTCGGTCACCGCCCGCTTCGCGTCGATCAGGTCCGCCATGTCCAGGTCGAACGTGTCCTCGCCCAGCAGGTAGTAGCTGGAGATGCCGTGCGCATCGTTCAACCGTCCGTAGGCACGCCCCTCGGCCTGATCCACGTCACCCGGCCGCCAGGGAAGCTCGACGAACGCGACGTGATGCGCCGCGGTGATCGTCAGACCGACACCGCCGACACTCAGCGAGATGACGATGAGCGGCACGCTCGCGTCCTCCTGGAACCGGCGCACCTGCTCGTCGCGCACCTGCGGCGCGTCGTCGGCCAGCACCCGCGCGGCCGTCGGGAAGGCATCCAGCAGCGCCCGCTGCACGTCCACGTGCCAGGTGAACAGGATCAGCTTCTCGCCCTGCTCGACGAACTCCGCTGCCCACTCTTTGACCGCCTCGATCTTGCCCTCGCCGGTCAGCCGCCGCAGCGCAGTCATCCGGCGCAGCGCCTCCGCCGACTCGGCCCGCTTGCCCACCTCGTCGGCGTGCTTCTTCACCGCCGCCTCGCGCTCGGCCTTCGACAGCCCGGTCAGGGTCGCCCGGAACTCGGAGTCCGCGGCCGCCTGCGTCCGCGCCCACTCCACCACGTCCTTCTCCGCCCGGCGATACTCAGCCCGGTTCGTGATCGGCAGCAGCACCGACTGGCGCTGCACCGGCGGAAGCTCCGTCAGCACGTCGCGCTTGTCGCGCCGCACGTAGCACACCTCGCGCAGCCGCTCGTTCAACTCGTCCAGGTGCGACGCGCCCGACACGTCCCAGTGCCCAAGCCCGTCCACGTGACCGTCGCAGTAGCGCCGCTGGTAGTACCCGCTGCCGCCAAGCTCGCCGATCCGGCCCAGGATCGTGAGCGGCGACAGAAGCTCAATCGGCCGGTTCAGGATCGCCGTGCCGGTCGCCATCAGCCGCAGCTTCGCGAGCCGCGCGAAGCTCCCCGCGGCGATGGTGCGCTGTGCCTTCGGGTTCTTCAGGTAGTGCGCCTCGTCGTAGATGACGGCGCCCAGCTTCGTGCCCGTGAACCGCGGCAGCACCTTCTTCAGGATGTCGTAGTTCACGACCATGAAGTCGGCCGTCGTGTCGTTCAGCGTGATCGTCCGGCGCCCACCGCCCGCCAGCGCGTGCTTCCGGAAGCTGCCCGCCTTCACCTCGCCCTTCGAGTCGAGCAGCGTGATCGACCGGCCCGGCAGCCACAAGTCAAGCTCGCGCAGCCAGTTGATCTTGACCAGGTTCGGCACCACGATCAGCGCCGGGAAGGCGTCCGCCGCCTGCACCGCCAGCATCGTCTGCGGCGTCTTGCCCAGACCCATCTCGTCGCCGATGATCCCGCGCCCGTCCGCGTGCTCCAGCAGGTAGCGAATGCCCGCCTTCTGGAACGGATGCAGCGCCAGCCCCTCGCGGATGCCCGCGATGTCTAGGTCGGCGTCAAGTGCCCGGCTGGCGTCCACCTTCGCGCCGCGCACCGCGTCCGCAGCCTCCACCGCAGCGACCAACTCGGACGCCACCACGAAGCCCTTCGACTCCAGTTCGACCAGCTTCCGCGCTCGCGCCAGCGGCACCTCCCAGCGGGTCGCGCCGCGGTTGAACGTCGCGCCCGTGATCGTCCGCATGATCGCCACGATGTCCGCCGCGTACGGGAAGAACACCAGCGCCTTGTCGCCGTCAAGCTCGACCCGGCACGGCGGCTTCGCAGCCTCCGCCTCAGCCCACTCCGCGAACGCCGCCAGCGCGTGCCGAGCACCCTCGCTCATGGCCGCGCCGAACCGCTCCGCCCACACCGCCAGCACCGCCGCGCCCGCCGGGCGAACGATCCACCGGCGCAAGTCGCGGTCCCACGCCCGCGCGTCCTTCGGCACCTCGCGGATGCCCGCCACCATCTCGTCGTCGTACGGGAACCGGACATCGAAGTCGTCGCCGCTCATCACGATCCGCGGCTGATTCGCCGTCCGCCGCTCCGCCGCGCGCTTGTGCACCCGGTACGTGTACGCGAACTCGCGCGCAGCACCCCGCGCCTCATCGGACGCCAGCGGCACCTGCGGCACCGGGATCGCGTCGAAGTCGATGCCGTAGCCAGCAAGCTGCCCGCGGTACTTCCGCAGCATCACCCACGCGCCGTACTCGACCTCCGCGCCCCACGTCGCCTGATCGGTCGCCGCGAGCGCCTGCCCGATGTACGTGTCGGCCTTGTTGAACCCCTGCCCGTTGAGCGCCGTCGCGAAGTCGCCGTCGCGTGCTGCAAGCGCCTGCGCCGCCCCTACGAGAGTCGGTTCCGTCTTCGTCGCCATCTCAGCACCCGTCCTTTCCGCGGGTCTTCCCGCACACGAACCATAGCACACTTTGCGTGTATCTAGCGGCCCTGACTGCCCGCCCCACGGCATGGGGCGGGCATGGTCGGGAGGTGCGTAGGAACGTGTTGCGAGGATACCCGGTTTGCGCCCGGGTCACTCGCCCTTCGGCCCAGCTTCGGGTGACTTTCCGCCCGCGCGTCCTAGCAGATAGCCCGACCCCAGCCCGAGCACGCCCGCGAACATCGTGCCGAACCCGCTGATCATCCGCGACGCGATCACCTTGTCGCCGACCAGCGCCACGACCATCATCCCGACTCCGTACAGCAGCAGCAGCAGCACCATCCCGCGCACGAACCGCAGGAACAGGGAGTCTTGTTCGCGGCTCACGACGCAAGCATAGACCCCCTGGAAAGTGCCGGTTTCTGACCGTCCGACAGATGCAGAGGGGGAGCGACGACCGGCGCGGCCCAGCGGCGGCTAGGTCGGCCGCCGCCACTCCCCGACACACGATGCTACCCGAGCATGACGACGGGGCGCCACATGGACGCCCCGTCTCG